GTACAGATCATAATCGTAAATCATCATGCCTTCATCTTCATCATCAGCCGTAACTTTATACACGCCACCATGCTTACCTCTAAAGTAAGGATGTGGGAGTTCGGGGATATTGAAAGTGATTACTTCATTAAGTTCTTCACTTTTAGCTTCGATCGTGTTGTCAACGATGGTAGCTTTTTTAACTGTATTGCCTAACTGAATAGGAGATGTAAGTTTGCCTTTGTTTGGGCAGCCCTCGCAACGATCTGGAGCTAAACCTTCAAAGGTTGTGCAGTGATAAGCGCCCTTGATTAACGCTACCTTATGTTCTGTTTTGCCTGCACTATAGCCGTTGTATTGGCTTGATATATCGTGAATATATACTTCTGCATCATCGCAGAATGTAGCAATAGATAGCGCTGCTCGCCATATAGGTTCTTCAATAATACGTTGGTTTTCAATAGCGTATTTAAGCTGAGGGCACTGGCTAGGTTCTTCTAATACTTTCTCTTTAATCTTCTTAAAGTATGAAGCTCTGTTACCTAGCACGGCTTTAGTCGCAGCGTCAGGCTCTCTACGTTTAAAGGTTGATTTCGCTGCTGATGGGTTAACAGGGATCAGCGATGCTAGATCAGAGAATGGATGTCTCTCACCTTCCATAATAACCGTCACAGCTTCAGGCTTGTTCTCATCTTTGTAGTTGAACGTGCCAGGCACACGTAGAATACGTGCTAAGTCTGAGGTACATGCAGGATCAGCCTTAAGGTTATGTTTAACGCATAAGAACTTTAGACCTTCAGCAACAGGCTTCCATACTTCTTTAGTAACTGCTTCAGTAAATGCCCAGTAAACATGTAGTCCACGACCTGAGTCTACAATGACTGGATCAGGTAAGTGAGTGGCATCGGTGAACGCACGGATGGCTTGCATGCCTTCAGTTTTAGATTGGTATTCTTTCCAGCGTTGCTTCTTAGTATCGTAACCACAATCGATGTCTAACCATAGCGCACGTTCTTGTTTTGTATTATCCGCTGTACGATTTGACCCAGTTGTAAACGATGAGCAACCAAAATATACATCTTGCTTTAAATCTAACAAGCCATCAATAACCGCTTGTGACTCAGCCAAAGACTGTATAAATTTGTGTGATAAGTTGTTGTGCTTATCTTTCCCTACGATGCAGTAATACCCCTCGTCAGGTAGTACATGCTTTAAAAATTCTTGTGTATTCATTGCTCTCTCACAATGTTAAAAATAGGTGGGGTACTCATTTGTAATCCAGCAATACGATTTATCTATTCGTGGCTCACGATTACGCCTTTTCCCCCGAAACTTACTGTGGAACTATATTGCGTTCTCTTGCTATTTTTTCTGCGAGCGCCTTAATGGCGTCTTCTTTATCGTCAGCAGGTTTCGCTCGACCAGAGAACCAATCATAAACCGATTGGCGTGAAATGCCAAGTTCTATTGCAACTTTACTGACTGGGTATTTCAATGCAATACACAATGAGCCCAGCTGAACCCCCAAAGAGGGGGTAGCCTTCTCATTCATTTCGATGATGATTTGACTGTATCCACGCATTATGTAGTCCAATCATTTACCAAGTCATCTAGACTAACATCATCTAGGTCGACGTTCTTCGGTGGCTCAGGAACTTTCTTTGTCGGTTGAGCTGCACGTACTTGCGGCTCAGGGACTTCATCTTCAACCGTAGCTTGGGCAGGTGCCTCAGTAACCACAGGCTTAGCTTCAGGCTCGAACTTCGGCAACGGTGAGGCTTGAACGTTCTGAGGCGTTGATCTAGGCGCGAACTCATCAGGACTATCTCCATCTTCTCTTTCAGATGCAACAGTTAAAGTAATAGCACGAGTAGATGCTTCAGTCGCATGTTGACGTTGGCAGATCTCATACTGTTCATCGGTTAGTTCTGCAATCGCACGGAAGCCGACTTTGGTACTAGATGAATCAGGGTCGAAAGACATACGTGATACGACACTCATTAGACCTGAACCAAAAGCTTTCAAGTGATCTGCATACTCACCTAATGGACGGCGTGTATCGTTACCATTACCAAAGATAGATTGTGATGGTAATGTAATTTGGAATACGTCACCTTCTAAATCATCAGCTAAGACAACAGCGATACGACGGCTAAAGCGGCAAGCCTTTGTACCATTTTGACCTGAGCCTTTAATGTTCTGTGGGCAAGATGCGCAGCTTGATGCTTGCGGATTTGGCACAGTTGGATCAGGGTTGATACTGTTTGATGTCCAGCATTTAGGTGGTTCTGCTTTCACATTAGGGTTGTACCCTTGAGAGAAGAATACACGGTGCACAGGTGAAGCATTAACAATCACCACATCTAAATGACGGTTATCAGTCTTAGTGATTTCTTTACCGTTAACCATGTAACGGAATACATTGTTACGAATTGAAATACGTTTAGACGTACTTGAAGCTGCGGTTACGTTATCCGTAAAGCCATCGTTACGATTGTTACGTGTGATGACTGCAGACTTGTTTGCATAAATATCGATATCAGTACTCATTACTACTCCTTAGTTTCTCTACTACGACGAATGACAATTGAAAACTCGCTGTTCTGTTGCAAGCTAGGCGGAACAACGTCAGGGTTCTGTTCTAAGAACTCTTTCATGTTCCCTTGCGCTATGCGTTTCTCCATGAGATCTAGTGCGTTGTGTTCCTTCATGAACTCGTACATAGCGGGCCAATCACCTGCCCAATAACGGGTCTTAATTGATCTAGTTAATGTGCCGATCTTAGTCTTGAGACTAGACACATTCATTTCTTTACAGATTTCATTAAGCGCAAACTGGATCTTTTCACGTTTGACTTTAATGTCTTTGATTTCCGTTTCTAACTCAGCTATCTTGTCGCGCATAGCAACATCAGCTTCCATTAGTTTCTCTAAGTTAACTTCGTTAAGTTCCACTACTACCTCCTATTAGGTTAGAACAGTCAGTTTAGCAAGCTTAGTTAACTTTGTCAAGCTTCTATTTCATCTTTATAGAGATCAACTAACTTCTCGTGGATAGATATTTTATTTTGGAGCATGTGGTACATGCGCTTTTCTACTTCACTACCTTGCAAATGCACGATCGTCATGTGGTTCTTTTGCCCAGCCCTGTCGATACGGGCGCAGCATTGAATGTAAGTCTCCACTGACATAACTGGAGACCAGAACACAATCACGTTCGCAGCATGTAAGGTAACACCATGAGAGGCAGCTTGTGGTTGAACAACAAGGACTTGGGGGTCTTTAGTTTCTTGGAACCGTTTGAATATGTCTGTACGTTTACCTGCTGACACCTCACCACTAATCTGCTCGCAAGTGATGTGGTCTTTCTTAAGCGCAGTCATTACTGTATCGATTGAGTGCTTGAACGGACAGAACACTACGACCTTGTGGCTAGCTTCGGCGATGATCTCTTTAAGCGCAGTCATGCGGTTACTAATATCGAACTCAACAACCTGACCACCATCTGCATAGATAGAGCCAGCTGATACTTGTAAGAGCTTAGTCAGCACAACGCCAGCATTGACCGCTGTGATATCCACACCTGCAGCTTGTGCGAACTGATCCTTCTTAATCTGTTTGTAGTACTTCGCTTGTTGCGGAGTAAGTGGCACATCACGTGTTGTGTAGAGCACATCAGGCAGATCAAGACACTCATCTTTAGTGTAGCGGATGGCAGGTTGTAAAGTTCTGAACACAGTATCTTGTGCGTTAACACGTGGTACCCATGAGTACTGGCTCACACGTTGCATCACTAAGTCTTTAAAAGTGTTTGCAGATCTAGGCACAGATGAGGGGTTAACTAAGCGAGCTAGACCATACGCATCAGCAGGTGACTGAGCAGCTGGCGTACCAGTCATGAGCCATAGCCATGTTGTTGGGGTTAGTATTTTATTGAGCGACTTCCAACGCTTAGTCGTATGAGTCTTGACGTAGTTAGCTTCGTCTACTACAACTAAGTCAAAGCCACCGTTGCGGATCTCATCTAAGACAACTTCAATGCCATCGTAGTTGATGATGACTACTTCAGTATTCTCTGCCAAGATCTTCTTACGTCTTTCAGCTGAGCCGTGACACACAGCAACAGTTCTGTGCATGGCTGTCTTGAAGAAGTCTGCTTGCCACGCTGACTGCATGATAGATAGTGGACACACCACGAGCATGCGCTTAACCTTAGACTGGTTCATTAAGTAGTCGGCTGCCCATATCACGGCAGAGGTCTTGCCTGTACCCGCTTCAGATAGGCAGTAAGCACGGCGATGTGCTGATAGGAATTGCGCAGTAACACGTTGATGATCGAATGGCTTATGGATACCAGGCCAGTTATAATCTTTACTTATCGGTGATGGTGGGTTCTTAACTTTTAAATCGGATAGGGCGATGACTTCATCCAAACCCCAGTTTACTAAAATCTGTGACACCCCGTTGTCATAGGTCTTGAGCAGCTTGCTCTTGGGGATTGAATCTAATATCAAGTTAGCTCTGCGTGTGTTCACAATCAGAGCTTTGTTATTGTATATTTCCATTCCTATCTCCTAAAAATAAAAGTGGCAGTGCTGCCGAGGAGGAGGGAGCAGCACTGCCGAGCCCGTGACGTGGGCGAAGCGACTAGTTCATTGACCTAAGGAACTTTTGAAAGGACGGCTCAACACTAGTTGGCATGGTTATTTAAAGTGAGTCTCTCGCGTACTCATGCCTTCCGCTCATGATACTATTTATTCTTCGGTTCGTTCTTCTTTACAGAGTTGTCAGGGTTCCGACTAAAGGAACTGTTCTGACTTTTCGTTCTAATCCTAGTATTACTCTTGGTGTTTGCACCACCTTTACTTAGAGGGATGATGTGATCGATCTCCTTACCGTCACCTTTAGATACTCTACCATCACGAATTGCTTCACGTCTAGCTTTATTTCGTGCTACTCGTTTTGCAATCTGATCAGGCTTTGATTTATAAAGTTCGTTCTCTCGTTTGTAATCTCTAGGTTTAGTCATTTTATTTTCCGCAATGGGCACAGCTTTTCACTGGGCACCAATTCTTACATAAGTAGTTGGGGTTAGCATTGAACACCCCACTCTCGTAAGATCCTTCAATGCGCTTAATCAACGGGAGCCATTCCTCCCACATCTCACCTATATTATCCGCGTGATGAGACTCTTTAACAAGATCCTTAGCAACGAGGAATACCAAGCCTGCTTTGATTACTTTGATCTCAGGGAAGTGCTTGAAGATCGCAATACTTAGCAAGGATAGTTGACGAGGATCAGCACGTTCAGAACTCTTGCCTGTCTTGTAGTCCACACTGGTAGCTACGCCATTCTCTTTATCCAAGATAAGTAAGTCAGCTACACCACGCCACCACACATTGCTGTCAAAGAAACCACATGGCTCTAAGTCTTTAGTTAAGCCTAGCTTTAACTCGCAGTGCTTCTCACCTTTGATCTGCTTAAGTCTATCTAACGTAGGTTGATACGCTTCAAACTTCTCAGGTAGTGGCTTGCCTTTACCGATGTATAGTTCGCATGCTTTGTGAACTTCGTTACCAAAGAGTAGGGCTGGGGAATTACCATCCTGCTTAATATCTTTAGCTACGTATAAGTGGTAATACTTCTTAGGACATTCCTCATACGTTGTCGCTGCCGAGTAAGACCACGTTTTTAATTCAGCCATTATTCTTTCCATCCTGCTAGGTAATGTTTCAATCCCTCGTAACATTCATAATCACACATGTATGAATTGCGATTAGATGTGAATACATAAATAACTTTATATTCACGAAAATCTTTTCCTACTTTACCTTCACATCTGAGTTCCTCAATAACTTCTTGAATATCTTCTAAAGCAATTAACAAGTGACGATTAGATTCCGCCAATTTTAATTCCACGAATCTTTTTAATTCAGCCATTATTTAGCATCCATATAGTTATCTCCAATACCGACTTCACAGCCGAGAGGGAGGTCTGAGCACCAAGCGGGTGCTGTCGTCATGCACTGTTCCATATAAGCTTTGCAGTTCTCAGCATCTGTCTCTTTGGCTAGCACAACGATCTCATCGTGCACAGTCATGACAATTGGATACTTCTTCGCTACTGCAATCATTTGTTCCGCTATTATATCACGGGCTAGACTTTGTATACAGCGCTGAAACGTTTTAGCTGGATGCGTATACTCAGGGATCACAGTACGTCCCATTATCTTGTCATATGCCCAGCTCTCGCCTGTATCTGTACGCAACTTGCGTAGGTTTGGTAGACCAAGCACCATCTTGTTAGGCTTGAGCATCCCTTCTTCAGTCGCTTGAATGATGCCGTTCGGACCCATTTGATAGGATTGTTTAGAGTGCACAGCCTCTAACATCGTCCCAGCGTTAGCCCATGCACGTACTAGATCGGGGTTAGCTTGGCGGTAAGCATAGACAATCCCTTTAACTTCGTTAATGTCTTTATCCTCACCACCTTGTTTCAAAATACTGTGCATCTTAGCTGCACCAACACCATAAATACCCGACAAGTTAACTACTTTAAATACGAACCGCACATCCTTAGTAATCTCATCATACGGAGTGCCAGTCAGTTCATGTGCTGACTGTTTGTACAAGTCGACACCTGCTTTAATTTGGTTAACTTTGTTGGTAGATCCTGAAAACCAGTATGCTAGACGTAGCTCAATGTTGCTTAAGTCAGCGGCTACTATCTTGTAACCTTTGGGAGCGGTGATAGCACGTCGTAATTCTGAAGTGCGTGGGAGATTTTGCAAGTTGATTCCATCAACTCCACTCCATCGGTGAGATACTGTTGCTCCCGCATATTTGAGAGGAACAGGGAGTAAGCCTCGATTCGCGATTCCAATGAACTGTTCAGTACGAGTTTCTTCGATGGTCGACTTGTTCCCAAGACGTGCGGCTGCGAGAACCTGTATAAGCGGGTTCTCATGCTCGAGCAATTCCTTAAAGCCTTCATCGGTCTTTGCAAACGCATAGGTATCCTTTCCTGTGGTGGCACTCTTTTTCATCGGAGGTTCAACACCTAAGCTGCGAAGTAGTTCCGCAAACTTAGGATTACTCATGAGCATATCTTTCTCAACGTCAGCACTCGCTAGCAGTTCTTCCTTGCTTGTACGTACTTTGTGGAGATGCTCAATCAACCGCACCTTATCAATGACAAGGCGAGGCTCTGTAAACATACGGATAGTTAAATCAATGAGTTTTAATTCAGCGCTGGTGAAGCGCTTTAGCATCTTTCCAAAAAGGTTGTGAGTAAGCTCAACGTCGTTCTTACAGTATTCCCCATAACGAGCCAAGTCATCGCGATTAAAATCATCCAAGTGTTTACCAAGCGCATCTAAAACCTCCGTACCTTTTTCGCCAATGCCATAATATTCTGACAAGTTCTTAAGAGAAACGGATTGCGTGAGCCCGTGAAGGATCTGACCCATTCCCATAGTATCGCCAAGCCCCCGAGGATGTATATTAAAGACCCAGCTAAGTATAGCAGCATCAAAGCGCATGTTGTGACCAACAACAAAACTGTCGTTCCAATCATATCGCCCAAGAAATTTAGCAATTTCATCATGACTTCCACTGCACCATTCAGTATCACCATTGTTCTCCTTCACCGCAACACCGATCACTTCAAACTGATCATTGCGGATGTATTCTTCTGTTGTCATTTTAGATAAGCTAAACTGCTTATCGTAGTATGTTTCAAAGTCCAGCACTATCTGTTTCATGTAACCCCTCCTTCACTGCCTCTAGTTCTAATCTAGCAGACTGTGTTAAACCCCCCGAATGTGCAAGAAACTGATCTACTGCTACAGCAGGATCTATTGCTAGTGTCTTGAACGCTTTATTCTGTATTTGCACAGGTGTCAGTTTCCCAAGCGTAAGCTTGCCTGACTTCATGAATACTACATACGCATACTTTCTACCCATACGCGTGATAATAGCAGTCTTAGAATTGTGGTCTTTAACCACAACTGGTGTTTGCATGTTTCCCCCTCTAGGATTTTACTTACTTGTTCGTCGATACATCATGTATTCGTAATCGTCACGGCAGTCTTCATCGCACCACCGCTGATCGTTTTCTAATGGTGCTCCGCAATACAGGCACTTACCAATACTTTTAATTTCTACAGGCTTGGGTGTGTATCTTTTACGCAGTTCTTCTTCCTGCTCCATGCGGTCTTGGACTCTGTCAAATTCATCAGGTGGCATTTAAATCTTTCAAACTTTTAGTTTTTGGATAACAAAACGTATTATAAACAAATCTAATACCATTGAAAACGAGTATGGCTTGTCATCCTCAGGAAAGAAAACTTCAACGCCCACCATCACGCCTGATATAAACTGTGCACCTAACACCATCATTTGAGCTCCACTAAATCTTTAATATAGGCTTCATACTCTTTGCCTTGATGTTCTACCATCACAGTATCAGGGAAGTGACCTGCGCCTTTAACTTCGACTTCATCATTAATCCAATCCCACTTCATATATTTAGGCATTGTTTTAACAATTCTTGCTTTACTTCTTTTAGCAGCCATTATGCTTCCTCATTTGTTTGTATAATTCAATGGCATCCTCTGCCCAAAACTTAGCTGATTCAACTGTCTCAGCATTGTCTTTAATATTTTTTAATGACTCCACTAAAGTAAACACGATTGCACTTAGTCGGATGTTGTCATCGACCATCTTCTCGTTATACATGTGTGCTCCTACTGTTTCTTTTTACCAACCAACGCTTGCTTTAACGCTTGCGGATCAGTGATTATTTTATCTCGTATATCATCGGGATTAATGTTAAACAACTCGCACAGTGTTTCAAAACTACCCAGTCCATCAGCATCTGATGAGAATATCCACTCGAATGCTTGCTCGCCAAACTTAACAGGTTTGCGGTGTTGTTGCCATGAGATGCAGTCAATGACACCTGTAGTTAATACTGCCCACCATAGCTCAACTTCGGGGTGACGAACACCCTTAACCGTCTCATGCAGAGATACGTTTTTATGTAGTTGTTTAAGTATAGCGGGTTGTCTAGCCATATATTCAGCGTATCATACGCGGTTAACTTTGTCATTAACTATTTTCTGTATGGTTGCTATAGACACCCCATACTCTGAAGCTAACTCTTTTAGCGTTAACCCCTTCTCACCCCACTCACGGATATCACCACGTTGTTCTTCGGTTAATCCGCAGGTTTTATACTTAGGTGTCGGGTTTGGATACGTCTGTTTCAGATACTGTTTGAGTTTGGGTATCTTCATAGTGCAGTCCTTCATTGGAATTCTGCCCGATAATATCTATACGTTGCTCGTTCCAGTTAAGTGGGCATGAAGTCCACGCACATTCTTTAGTGCCGCTTAAAGATTTACCACATACTTTGCATAGTGGGTCTTGTGCTGTTAAAGGTGCTAGGGGTGGTTTCCAACCGCCATTGGTTTTACGTTTAGTAAATATTTTATCCCAATTCTTTTCGCCTTCTTCTGATAAGCCTGGTCTGCTTACCAATGCATCACCAGTAATGTCATTATGGCTTGCCACTTATATTCTCCTTACGTTGTTCATAATCCTCATGCACTAGATTTTCATAGGTTTCCCACGCTTTTTCAAACCTTAAATTATATACTTCCGCTATTCCTTTCACAGTGTCTGTATGGTTTGATCCGTTATTAACAACTCGTGCTAATAGCTTTAAGTCTTCTACTACATCCCAGCATCGCATTACTTCTTGCTCTAAGTCTTGAATGGTGCTCATATTATTTCCAATTCCTTATATGTTGTTGTGCTTCTTGTGGCGTATAGATGCCTTTGCACATGTCTCTGTGCTGTAATGTTTCCTGTATGTCCTTGCGCCTTGCATCATCCCACTTCTGCAACCATAGATTGTCAGGATTCTTAGGATCGCCGCCGAGGGCAATGGGGATATAGTGGTCAAGTTCATATTCGTTTGGGTTATGTCCTGCTGGCACCCATTGTTTCTTTAGTTTGTTTGTATATGCCACAGGAGGTCTGATTGTTGCTGAGTAACCTGATACACATAGCTTAGCTTTATCTGTGGTAAGCACAACACCTTTAGGAAATACTGTGTGATCATCTGCGAGTGATGTTGTTGATATGAACAACAGTGCAATTAAAAGTTTATTCATTAGTGCCCCTTTGGCGGTTGTCTAAATCCATCAGGCACTTTGCCTGCGGTTAGATTTTGAATGACTAACATTAGTTTTTCAATTACTTTTTCATGGTCATCTAATCGTTCTTGCATATTAAGCAAGCCATGATGCATCGCTGTTAAAGCTTTACGTAATTCCTCAGGGCTTAGTGGTTTATGTTCGATAGCTTCACTCATTTATTTTATCCTTTTTAAAAAAGTCATCTTCATTTAATACAGGTTTAGCATGAGCCGATTGCATTAACCCAGCAACTTTAAACAATCCATTATAAGTATCGCTACCGACAACAGCATCGCTATAACCCACAGGTTTACCACCAGTATCATAAAAAACTTCTTTGATTTCATAATAGTCATCTTCCTCAAATTCGGGATGCTTGAAGTGCACTACTCTATAATTCCAACTCATAATAAACATTCCCCCAGTAATTTAAATAAATCGGGTTTGGTTTCTTTTGGTAAAACTTTTAGCGTGAGTTCGGGGCGATTACGCATAAATGCAACCGCATCATTCTTAGAAAAGAATGACCGTAATGCCCCTCCCTCATCACAGACTATAAAACGTCTGATCATCTGCGCTTAAGTTTCTCTTCAGGTTTAAAACAATCAGGACTTTCTTTGCGTAATTGTTGAATAACCCGATCCACCGATGTTACATGAAATAAATATTCTTCGGTAGGCATACCATTAAATTGTGTAGGATTTAATTTACTTGAAGCTTCAATTAATCTACGACGTTGATCTTCATTTAGCATGATGTAGCTTCTCCAATTCTTTTGTATACCAATGTAACTTACCTGCATCTAGCACAGGCTGACCTTTAAGACCAAGACGGCTAGCATATTTAATAGTGTTACCTAATAGATAGCCTTCGTATTGTTCTTTCGTTAGTTTTGCTTTAATAAAATCAATCGTCTCAATACCACCTGCTGTGTAATGTGACGGACTATTTACTAGATCTTGTGGTTTATCTACCATTTTCTGCACAGTTTTAATTGCTGCAACTTGCAGAGGTGATAGCGTAGTTTTACGCGGACGACCACGAGTTTTACCTGTTGTCGTAGCAGACAACATCTTATCTAATTTACTTGGACGACCACGTTTCTTACCATTAATTGTTAGCGATACCATACAACATCTCCTTCAGTTCAGTTAGTTTATCCTCATTCACTACAACTGCAACCCCACCATTCTTCTTAATATGAACTAGGTTCTTATCTTGAAGGATGGACGTGCCATTCTTTCCTGCCTTACACTCGATACCTATAAACCTACCCTGTATACAAGCGATAATATCAGGCACACCTGCACTCATATATCCACTTGCAACAGGATAGAAATAATACGCATCCAGATCTTTTAACATCTTTACTACTTGGGCTTTCACCCATTTTTCTTTAACTGGCTTAGTTTCTGCCATTTCATCATGTCCACTTCTGTTCTGATTAATCTCAACTTGATCTGCGTTTCTCTATCAAGTAACTTCTCTTGCATTTCTAGGGTGGGTGATACCTTACCTAAATACGCTAGATACATCTGATCATCTTCATCCTGAGCGATTAGATAAAACGATCCATCCCTGATGCCTACACCTTCTACATACTGACCTACATTAGCTAACTTTAATATGGATACTTTCTCCTTCTCTTGTTTCGTTAACTTTGTTTCATCCATATCGTCAGCATGAATTACTTTCATAGTTCACCCTTAGCTTTTAGATACTCTGTGTGAGCTTTCATATGCTCAAACTGTATACGATGTGCATCAAGTTGTTGTTGCGCATCAAGTCGGTATCGGTTCTGCATACCATAAGTTACTCGTTGCCCTTCACCTTTAATAGGCGCACTACCGAAACCTGTATCTATAGGATCGTATTCGCTTTCCTTAGGCGCAAGTAGTTTAGTAGTGATAGTCTGAGCAAGCATATCCATGTTAACGTCAGATAGCTTTAATCTAATCGCCCCTGCCTCCTCTTCAGTAAAGAACTTTTTATTATCGTTAATCAACCCAACCCAATGATGAAAGGCATGTATTGATCTATGTTCATAGAACTCCTCAGGATGAGTATCCATGCGATCTAATAAAAACTTAACGGCTTGTCTCATACGTTATCCAATATGTCTTGAACCCTTGCTAGCACGTTCTCACGAACATCGGCATGTTGACGTAAGTCCTCAGGTGTTACCCCGACGAGTGACTTCTCTAACGCTTGTCGTGCATTCTCTAGCTTGGGATCGTTAGTTACATTCAGCTTAGTGAGTAGGCTTGTTAGTTCAAGCGCGTTCTCAATTAAACTGTTCCTAAAGATCTTCTTATCCTCACCTGATAGTCGGTCTATCATATGCTCTAGTGTGGTGTGTAATCTACCCCACGCTTCAGTCATCGCTTGCTCAACTCGTGCATCGTATGACTTGGCATATTGATCCTCAATCTCCTTGCGGATCTCATCATCCACTTGGACACGGAAGTCACCTACTTCAGGAACGGGAAGAATAGTATACCGCATATCGAACTTATGCGCAACTTTGTCAACCGTTGGATACTCAGACCGATCGAACAGCGCACCTAGCTTGTAGCCCATCACAGTAATCAGGTTCGGATACTGCGTGATGAACTCATCCACACGTTCTTTGAACTGCGCTTCATAGTCACTGAGTTGTGTCTTGTAGTCAAAGAAGTTAAGCATAGGCAGTAGCCTTGTGCCTGCATCTGACCACGGCAAGGTCTGTCTTGCATGCCACTCACGGATCTCACTCGCTAGCTTGTTAATGTTCTCAAGCTGAGTTGTGCCCGCTAGGATGTTCTTGTTATAGTTGCCTGCCTTCGTTGTTGTGTTCTTGTTTATGTCAATTTCTTTTGACACGTTCTTATCAAGCTTACGTGCAGTCCATACTGAGATATTTAAATCTACTAATACTGCGTTTGATGCGATACTGATACCCATGTTATTGCTCCTCTTCTAGTTTAATTTTGCCTATCAATGGCATTGCAGAATCATTTTCCCATCCTGTACTAAACCCTACTTTTCCATATCTAGTATCTACATAAACATACAAATACTGTGGCTCTTTAGGCTGTGGCTTAATGCGGTATTGATACTCTTCCCCAACAGTCCATATTGGAACGCTTTCAAACTCCCATTCACTCCACTTACCTTCATGCAAATATCTAAACTCAACTTCAGCACCATCAGCCCATGCTTTTATTTCTTTTGCCCATTTATGTGGTTTCATAATCTTCCTCTTCTAGTTTATCTAACTCATTTGCTACAATCGTATCCCACACCGCCTCATCCGATGTGAGCGCTTCATACTCATCTTCCAATGACTTGTATAACAGTGAACATAAATCTTCTACTAAGTCCAACAAATGACATTCAACTGCATCTAATTCCGTATTCATCTGTTCTCGCCACAATTCTCCGAACGGATGATCGCTGTCTAGATATGCATCGATGTCCTCAACGTTAATGCTAAAGTTAGCAATACCGTGATACCGATAGTTGGTATTCCAATTACAACTTATATATCCATTTAACTCTGTGATATATTTATTAAGTATTGGATAGTCATTAAGTCTACCACCTAAGGCTTTAGCATAATCTTCTATTTTGCCACCAAAGGATGCACCATCGCCTTGTGACCAAAAACCTGACCACGATATATCTCTAGCATTGTTTTTATTTAACCGCGCTACACTTACACCTTGTTCATCGCATCTCTCCTCGAACCAAGAATAAACATCTTCATGCCACCAATCACCATCGACATTGATATCCCTATACTTCTCTATCAATTGTTCTTTCGTCATAATTGTAGGTTCCTTTACCTGCGTCATTTAAGTTTATCTTAATGAATTTAATTTCACGCGATTTAATCTTATCTAAATATGCATGCACCTCATGGTCTTGAGGAATAGGCAATTTAATATTTCTTAAGTTATTCTTTGCTTCGCCTAACATCCACGTGGATACTGAACCTTGATGCCTGCCTTCATCTAAAGCTTTGATCTCTTCGGTTAATCGTTCAGTTCTATACCCTGTATTACTTGGATGTAATTTAGCAATTGAAAACAATCCGATTAACTTGTCTTTAATATCTTTAGCTAATAAGCCTCCATAGAATGAAGTGCTATAAGTATCCGAACGCATGAAACGCAAATTAAATGTTTTTGAAATTGCGTAAGCCAATTGCGACGTGGCGCTAGTTGCCCCCACATGACCGTGCTTAACTTGGTTAACTATGTTATTAAGTTGTCGGTCGCTAAACTTACTTAAGTCCACCTCTACTTGAATTTTGTTAGCTACGTTAATAAGCTTTGAATCAATATGCAGTCCCATCTTATTTCCTTTTTAGTCAATTAACATTCTCACTACATCGTGACTTTGTTACAGTTCATACTCAGTGTCGATAACACGTGATAGATATAAGTCAATGTCATATCCGTTATCCCCATACGCGTCATCTTGTGCATCATCGGATGACTCACCAATGCGAATGAACCTTGCATTTACTCCATCGGGTTCATCTTCACTAATTGAGTCAAGCATGCGCATATGCATGTCGACATCCTCGTAGCCGTCATACCATTTCACATCTTGAAAGTGCGCAGATATATAATCCTTCTCTAGATTATCTACATGGTTACACTCCTTTAATGCTTTATTAAATTGCGCATTTAACTTAGTGAGTGCTACCCACTGTTGTTTCGTTGGTATATCTTTAAACGTAATGACATAAGCTACTTCGCTTCTGTATCCCATCTTGGTTCACCTCCACATGTTAGTTTATATAAGGCACATACCTCATCGTATGTTAACCCTGATGCTATAGTTTCAATACTGAAGCCCACCATATGCTTTTCTAGTGCATATAAATCATTAGGCTCTTTACGTATTGAATAAATAGGTTCATACGCTCTTTCAAATTCATTCTCTAATACTTTTAAAGATTGTTGAATAATACTACTCGTTGTTAATATTGCTTTTGCCATCATCCCTCCTGCGGTAGTATTTTAAGCATGGCATCTGCCTCTTCTTTGGTTAAGCCTTTAGCTACTAACTCATTAGTCACTGCCTCACGTATGGCATAACGTATATCCATAACTTCATGGCTGTTGTATGCCTCTACAATGTAGGGGGTAGTCCTAGCGTTAGAGCCAAAGAACCCACGCGGATCAGTCCAACCCGTAGCGTATCGATGTGATATCTTAATCGCCAAGATAAATACTCTTGCCATGTGGTGATGTGAGACCTTTAGTTGTGATCGCCCACAACGTAGGCACATCCCAGTTACCACCCCAGTCAGACTCAACGTAGCCATCGGTTAAGATCACGCAACATTCAGCCTCGATGCGCTTCTCTTTCATATACTCGTTCAAGCTACCGACACGTGTGCCACCACCACCCGCAGGTTTAGTTGTGGTCGCTAGTCCTGCATAGTCACCGATGTGGTAAGTCTCATGAGCAGCTACATCATAGTCCCAATAGATCAGCTCTACAGACTCAGGGTTCACCTCATCACATATGCCCATCACTTCGGATAAGAAGTTACGCAGTTCCTCGTTACCGATAGAACCTGACGTATCGATGCCGACTACAATCTTACCGACAGTCTCACCGATCATGGATGGCATGTAGATATCTTGACCGATGAAGCGCTTGTGTGGTCTGCGCCATGAAGTCTTGTCTTTGTTACGACATATACTTGTGACGAACTCACGCATCTGTTCGCGCCAATCGATCTTAGGTTCAAGGATCTCACCGATAGCACGGCTCTGATTACCCGCCATCTTGCCACGTATAATCTCACCTTGACGTAGGGCTTGGTCGATCTGCTTCTTGACCTCTTTCTGTTCAGCTTCGGTTAGCTTCTCAGCACCCTCCCAATCGTGATGATCATGACCACCACCTTCGTCTTCACCACCCTCCTGTTGACTACCCTGACCACCGCCATCACCACTCTTACCGCAAGACTTCTTGAGTAAGTCAAACACCTGACGAGTTGTCATGCCATCATACTGTTTGTCATACAGAGCCATGCTTGGTAGCTTAGCAATGTTGTTATGTGGATCAGACTCAACGATGGTCGCATTGACTACGTAATCAGCTGCCATGTTGGCTAGCATAGGGCTCTCTTTCCATAGCTTCTTCCACAACATCATGTGTTGGAACGCTTTGTGTAGTGCCTCATGCAACACGATGAAGTTCAGTTCCTTATCATCGGTGATCTCATCTACGAACTTCGGGTTATACATTACATCACGACCATTGGTCGCAGCTGTTGGTAGATAGTCTACGAACTTAACATCACCGACAGACAACACACCTGAGAACATGCAGAACTCTTTGCTTCGCATGATGGCGATGTGTGACTTAGTGACTCTATCTTGTGGGCTTAGCTTAGCCATTTGTTGCTCTCCTTGTTGGACTGCCTCTTAACTTAAAGTTACGCCACTTACTTGTGTCGTTATACAAGTGGCACATGCGCTTAGATACTTTCTTAGGTAGCTTGATCAGCCCCTCACTAGCTAGCTTCTCTAACCTAACCATAGACACTCGCCCCTGTTTTTTTAACACGTTACGAGTTAACATGGGATGTGTTGCCCACATCTCGTTAACATACGCTACAACTTCTTGTTCTGTCATCATGGTTGATCCTAGAAGAACATGTTGTTCTTAACTGCCCAGTTAATGAACGTCTTGTTAGAAGCAGCCATTGTTCTACGTTGTGATGCCATGATGTTAACTGCGAACAGTGCTTGGATCTCCATCGGTAAGCGTTGAAGGTATGTCATCCATGCATCCATGTTCTCGTCTGCGATACTGACTAACTCACGCATCACTAAGATGACACGAGCTGCAGGATCTTTAGGGACGATAGCTTCGAGTGGTTTTTTATACACAGACTCTTTGGTAGGCAGACCATCAGACAGACTAAAGTATGCTGACATATCACGAGCTGCTGCTTCACCGATCGTGCCGATAAGCGCAGTCAATGTCACATCTTCACCTAGAATATGTCTTGCTTTAACAATGGGTGATGCCTTAGCTAAAGAACGTGGTGTGACGAACGCAGTCTGTTGCTTACGCGGATTGTAGATGTAGAGGTTCTCCTTCTGAGACTCGTCGGTGTAACACGCGAGCGCATGAGGGAACTGACTAACCCAAGCTAAGATCTCAGGTGCGATGCCATTGTTAGCACCCCAATTGATCCACTCGGTGTCTGTCGGGTTACGCACAACGACTGAGGTTAGGCGGTTCTTGGCATGGGCTTTCATCGTATCGCCCACACCATCGGTGACTAAGTTACCTGTGGAATACACAATTGAGTCAGGATGAAACTCGACTGAACCCAAGCGACGTTCTAACATCACAGGTAACAACATATTCTTAACAGGCTCGGATGCCTTAGTAATCTCGTCAAGCATTACAATCACAGGCTTGCCATGTTGTAGCTTGAAGCGTTCGTTGGGATAGAACGCAGTGGTCTTAGTCTCATGGTTCATAGCAGGCATCGCTAAGTCACCTAAGTCTAAGTCTGCACAATCAATATAGACAGGCACATGGGTAGGGTAGCGTTCAGCTAAGCCCTTGAGCATAGATGATTTGCCAATGCCAGGCTGACCTTGCAAGTGGATGGTTACATCTTTACCTACTGTTGCGATTAACTCTTCTGCTTCTTTCAAAGATACTGTTTGTTGCATGGTAATACTCCTCTATAAAATTAAATTAACTAACAACTTCTAACACATCTACGGAACACTGCTTAATATATTTATCGATACTTGCAAACATCGCTTTATCATAACGCTTCCAACCAAAGTTATTGCTATACCAATTGCGATGGGTAGACTCACGCGCTATCATGCAATACATACTCCAATACGCACTCTCGCCCTCAGTAATTACTTGATTTAATGTGACACGATTATTCAAGTTATACTCAGTAATATCTGTGGTCTCATGAATTAAATTATTCATGGTCTTCACATAATCAATAAATGATTTATAAGGTTTACGCGCCTCATTCATTTTCTTTCGGTTGATTTTATATTTAGTAATTGTTGGATGCTTCTCAGGTTCAAGCGCAACATTGTCATAACCATATTTATATACTTTATGCATTTGAATTGGCATGCCATTGATAAATCCGTTAACTTGGTTGTTATCAGGGAAATGCTCAGGCACATAATGACGGCTGTTATAATTCACCACCATATCGCCACCGACTTTCCATATAAAGTCTTTAGTGCTTGTCGACCACCAACCACCCACAGATATTTCTTTGTGTGTTGGGTAGTATGCGATTAACTCTGTGCTATAGAGCCCTGTGATATAAACCTCAACACCATCACGGATCTCATGTTTAATCCATTTGTGTTGCTCGCTACGTTTAGCTAAGCGACGCATATTTTCTTGCGCACCACGCACAGGTGTTAGTCTATTAAATTCGTCTTGCGCTTCTTGATAATTACGCAAGCGAGGTAGATGATGAGTATCAATTGAATATCCCATGATTATTTCCCCTTAACTTTTCCACTTTGGCGTGACTTTGTTACGCAATTGCTCGTCATCGTCAGGGTTATATGTGAGTAAATCTTGCTCGGCTTTGTTATACATGATGCGTT